GCTTCGCGAGAGGCTCGCTGGGTGAGCCGCTGGTATCGCGCCTATGTTGGCACCGTTACGGATGCCAAGCTTGCTGAAGCCGCACTCGTTGCGGAAGTCTCACGTTCGGTCTCGATCGCTGCGTGGCACTGTCTGCTTGAGAGCGCTGGCGAGAGGAATAATTGCGGAAGTTACGACGCCACAGCTCGCCGCGTTGCTGTAATTCTGTGCGAGCCTCAGAGCTGCATTGAGAAGCTGTTCCAGGCATTCGAAGAACTAGGACTCATTGGCGACGGCGCAGTAAGCGCGTGGCGCAAAAGGCAGTTTCAAAGCGATGCAGACCCCACCGCTACAGAGCGCCAAAGACGCAAGCGGGAGCGTGACAGGCAGATGGGTAACGGACATGTCACGCGTGACTCACGGCACCCAGAGACAGAAGCAGATTCAGAAGAAGTATTATCACCTAACGGTGATTGCCCATCTGACGACGGGCCAGAGCTCAAGCCGGAGCATGTTTTTGAATTTTACCAAGAGGTGGCCGCTGCGATCGGGCGACCTGTTCCTCGCGACTTCACCCCTGAACGTCGGCAGCTGACTCGCGGACGAATCACCCAATATCCGGTGGACGACTTCAAAACAGTGTTCGGCAAATGCCGGGATTCACCCTTCCTCCGGGGTGATCGCGGACGAACTCCGCTGACTTACGATTGGCTGATGAAAAAAGCTAATTTCCAGAAAGTGCTGGAGGGCAATTACGATGGCTAAGAACCCGCTCGGCGATGCCAAAAAGACGACGGCGCACCGCAGCGCTTATCACGCCAGCGAATGGGCGAGAGCGGCCCGCTCAAAGGGTGATGCGAAGGCGTCAAAGGCTTGGGAAGAGGCCGATGCTGAAGGCTGGGATTACGAGCACTTCGATCAGAGCATGCGCGAGGATCTGATCGACAAGCTTATGTCCGGGCACCGCATCTCGCGTCACTCTGCAGAGCTGCACATCAGGAACGGACCAGGCGCAGCATGAAAAACCCAAGCATTTCAACCATCTCACCCACCGGAGGAAGGTAATGGCGTCTCGGGCTCGTAAGCGCAGTCGCAAGATCAAGGTTGATCCGGTGCTGAAGCTCGCGGAAGCGATCCTTCCTGCCGAGCAAATCCGCAACCAACTCTACGCCATCTGTGGCGTATCGAACCACAGCGACGCCGACCAGCGGGCAATGGTCAGGTCAGGGGAGACCAAAACGCTTCGCCGGCTGACGCGGATCGAGCTGATGCACAAGGCGGGGATCATCAACGCTGAACAGGCCCAGGCATGTGAGTTTTACGCAGCTGCCTACCAGCTCGGGTTTCAGACGATCGGGTGCACGGCGAACTACGGTGGAGCGGGAGGGGGTGGCTTTGGCTCGACCGATCTCCTCGCCCGCTACAAGGCCCAGGCCGAGGCGCGGGAGAATTACCACTATGCGCGCCTTGCCGTTCCGAAGCATCTCTTACCTTCGCTGGACGCCGTTGTGTTGGAGACAGGACACCCGCCGCACAAAATGCGAAAAGAGGAGAAATTGCGGTTCAGCCTGGCTGCATTTTTGCTTCATGGACAAGTCGCACATCTGCTATCGGTGGCGGCATGACACGGTGGAAAGCCGAGGCCAGAAAAGCGATCCTGTACGCCGTTATTAGCGGCGATCCTAACGCTATCCCGAAGTACAAAATTCCCGCGCGTCGGTGGTGGGAGTTCTGGAAACCTAAATGGCAATGGGTGGAGGGTAACTCTATAAATCAATTCCGGCGCGCCCATGGTATGGATGAATTGAAATCGCCGCTTGACATACGCGCGGCTAAAAACGATAAATCACTAGAGTGTTGAATTGCGCCCAGCGCAATAGTTCCACAGAAAATCGGCGGAAGAGTGTTCCCCCCTTCGCTTGCTCGCCGATCCCCGCGCCCGATCATCCGACACACCCACTGGAAGCTCTGAAGTAGCTTAGCCGGTCGGCAATGCTCGTGGCGCGGGTTTAATCTAACGGAGGCATCCCATGAGCCTTAGCAATGCCTTCGAAACGGATTTGCTAAATCTGCTGTTCAACAACACGAACATTGCCAATCTCGGCGATGCTACCGGCGTTCGCGGATCGACCACGGCTGGATCGCTCTACATCAGCCTTCACACCGCCGACCCTGGCGAGGCTGGCACCCAAGCGACATCGGAAACGGCGTACACGGGCTATGCGCGGATTGCCGTCGCGAGATCTTCGGCGGGCTTCACGGTTTCCGGAAACACGGTGAGCAATGCGGCGGCGATCAACTTCGGCAACTGCACCGCCTCACCTGGATCGGCTGTAACTTATTTTGGAGTGGGATTAGCCTCGAGCGGTGCCACCGAGCTGCTAATGAGCGGGGCTTTGTCGAGTTCCTACACGGTCGCGATCGGCAATGCTCCTTCCTTCGCAATCGGAGCTTTGACAGCCACTGCTGATTAACGGTTAATCCAGGGAGCGGGCTATGGCCGCAGTCCGCACCAGCGTCAGCTCGTCGATGGCGAGCAGCGTTTCGGCAACCACGGCCACATTCGGAACCGGAGCAACCGCAGGCGACACGGCGATCCTGATCGTCGAAACCGCCAATCAGAGCATTGCGACCCCTTCAGGTTTCACTCTCGTAGACAATCCCGGCGTAGGAACCGCAGGCGCTGCCGGCGCCACCAACCTGCTGGTTTATCGCAAGGTCAATATCAGCTCGACGGATATTAGTTCCGGCGTTTCCATATCCGACAGCGGCGACCATCAGAACGCGATCCTGCTGACCTATTCCGGTCTCGATGGCACGACGCCGATGGTTCGTACGATGGCCGGAACGGCAGGTTCGGCGACGACTTCGGTAAGCCTCACCACCGCGTTCGGAACATCGGCAGTTGGAGCCAACGACAAAGCTCTGGCGCTTATCGCGACCGACCGGGACAGCGCTACGGTTTCCACGAACAGCGCCGCTACCTGGAACAATATTTCCGGGTCAAACAGTTTCATCGCCAACTTCAGCTCGGCTACCGGATTCGGCGGCGGCATTATCGTCAACGAACTCAGTCCATCCGGGGCAGAGACTTCCGCAGTTACCTTTAGTTGCACGATCACCAGTTCAATCTGGGCCGGCATTGTCCTAGTTCTCAAATCGACCGCAGCTGATCCGAATGCAATTTCAGGTTCCAGCAGCCTCGCCTTTTCACCATCCGCAACGCTTCTCGGATCAGGGAGCATCGGCGGTTCATCAACTCTAACGATAACGGATAGTGCGACCCTCTTAGGAAAGGGTGCGGTTTCTGGTTCGGCGGTACTGAGCTTCACGCCATCGGGCGCGCTAGTTGACAGAATCTCCGGCTCTTCGTCACTGGCTCTGAGCTCTTCATCGACATTGCTGGGAACTGGTTCGGTAACTGGATCTGGTTCGCTAAGCCTGTCGCCAGCAGGAACATTGCTCGGCGCTGGTCAAATCACCGGTTCGTCATCGCTGGCGTTCAGTGGTTCTGGTGCGATATCCGCCCCGACAATATCAGGTTCGGCAACGCTTTCGTTTACGCCCACCGCAACCCTTCTCGGGCGCGGCGCTGTAACTGGATCATCTTCGCTTTCACTCACTGTCTCGGCAACCGTCGCCGGCAAAGGAGCGGTGTCCGGCAGCTCATCCCTGACATTCACTGGATCGGGATCAATCAACGGCCTTGGTGCGCTGCTGGGCTCGACTGGCCTGTCGCTGGTTTTGTCTGGGACGCTTTCGTCAATCGCATCGAACAATCTTCAGGGGATTGTGACGTTCAGCCTCATCATGCGCGGTCAGTTGCAGGATGGCCCCGCGATCGGCCTCGCCGCGCTCGACCAAAAGCTGAGACGACACGGCGGAAGCTGGAAAGAATGGCGAAGGGCAAAGCGTTAGGAGCCAGTATGATGAGCGACAAGCCCAAGCGCCCGCACACACCTTCCGCAGACGAACAACGCATCAGAGCCGCTCGCCAGGCAATGCTCGAAGCCATGCTCAAGGATGCTCTGGACGGATGACCAACGAGCAACTCGAAGGCATCTGCAACCAGATAGCGGAAGGAAAGAGCCTGCGCGCCGTCTGCCGCGAACTCGACCTCAGCGAAAGTCTGGTGCGATATTACCTGAACAAGAATGAGGACGCCTTTGCGCAATCCGTACGCGCGCGGGAATTGGGCTGTGATGCTCTGGCCGACGAATGCCTTGAGATCGCCGACGACAGCGAGATCAAGCCCGACGACAAACGCATCAGGATCGACACGCGCATTCGGCTGATCGGCAAGTGGTCGCAGCGTTACAGCGACAAGATGGCTCACGAGCACAGCGGGCCGGGCGGAAAGCCGATTGAGAGCGTCCAGAGGATCGAGCGGCATGTCATCGACCCTCACGATACCGACAGCGCGTAAGTTCCTGCCGCTACTTGAGCCGGCGAGATACAAGGGTGCTCACGGCGGAAGGGGATCGGGAAAGTCTCACTTCTTCGCGGAGATGCTGGTCGAGCGCTGCATGATGCAGCCTGGAACGCGGGTTGCCTGTGTCCGCGAGGTGCAGAAGAGCCTGAAGAACTCGGTCAAGCTGCTGGTCGAGGACAAGATCAACGATTTGGGACTGGCCTCGCATTTTGAGACGCTGGAAGCGGAGATTAAAACGCCGGGCGGCGGGGTCATCATCTTTCAGGGGATGCTCAACCACACGGCGGAATCGATCAAGTCGCTGGAGGGGTTTGACATTGCCTGGGTTGAGGAGGCGCAGAGCTTAAGCCAGAGGTCGCTAGATCTGCTGCGGCCGACGATCCGCAAGCCAGGCTCGGAATTGTGGTTCTCGTGGAACCCGAACAAGCCGACCGACCCTGTTGACGTTCTGCTGAGGGGAGATTCCCCGCCGACAGATTCGGTGGTGGTCGAGGTCAACTGGTCGGACAATCCCTGGCTTCCGCCAGAACTCAGAGCTGATCTTGAGGACGACAAGCGGCGAGACCCGGACAAGTTCCAGCATGTGTGGGGCGGACATTATTCGCTCAACTCGGAAGCTCGGGTGTTCCGCAACTGGAAAGTCGAAGAGTTCGATACGCCAGAGGATGCAACGTTCAGGTTCGGGGCCGATTGGGGCTTTGCGATCGATCCCACGGTGCTGGTGCGATGCTTCCTCAAGGGCAAAAAGCTGTACGTCGATCAAGAGGCGTGGAAGGTCGGCTGCGAGATCGATGAAACACCGTCGCTGTTCGCTGGAAGCGATCAGGACAAGTTGAAGTTCGGAGACAAGCCGCGCTGGGCCAATGAGCGCCAGCATCCCGGCGTTCCCGGCTCGACCAAGTGGACAATCACTGCGGATTCATCGCGGCCGGAAACTGTCTCCTACATGCGCAGGCTGGGCTTCAAGATCGTCGCCGCGATCAAGGGTGTGGGCAGCATAGAGGATGGGATCGAGTTCCTGAAGAGCTTCGACATCATCGTGCATCCTCGGTGCGAGAAAGTGATCGAGGAGCTGACACTATATGCTTACAAGACCGACCCGCAGACGAACGAAATCCTTCCTGTGCTGGAAGACAAGTACAATCACACGATCGACGCGCTGAGATACGCCCTGGAGGCATTGAGGCGCGTTCCCCGCAAAATTGCTCCCGTTGTTTCCAAGAACCCGCCCGACCTGTGGGGCAAGCGCCGCGAGAGCAACGACTGGAAGGTTGTGTAGATGGCTGAAGACCAGACCTCCACGACCTCGCTCGACGACTACAAGAAGATGTTCGCCGAGGCGCGCGATCTTCTCGCCGACAACCGGCGTGAACAGCAGGTCGATGACGATTATTACCACGGCTATCAGCTGACCTCTGCCGAGCGGGAGACCCTAAGGAAGCGCAAGCAGCCCGACACGGTATTCAACCGCTACCG